AGTTATATGAAGATACTTATGCAATCATTGACACCTTAGAAGATGTAGGTCAAGCAGCACAGGACGCTGCTGACGCTGCTGAGCAGGCTGCTATAACAGCTAATGATGCTGCTGCGCAAGTTAATGACAAAGTATCACAATCACAACTTGATTATATCCACGAGAACGGTGCATCACTACCTTACGAAGCGGGTATTGCTTATGAAGAAAACGCTGTTGTTGTAAAAGATGGGGTTTTGCAGCAATGGAAGGGTGGGGTTTGGGTCGATGTAGTTAGTGATCATACTGCCAATTCTATGCAAGATTTAATGCAATTAAACCCATCGCAGACTGGTTCATTAGTTTTTGTTAAATCCTATCATCAGGGTAAAGGCTTAGGTGGTGGCAAGTACCAGTACATTAGTATCTTGCTAAAATCAGCACACGATGGTGGTACAATCATTGATCCAGCCCTAGCCTTCCCTACGGATTGGGACGACCAAGCGCAACTCGAAGCATGGTTCTACCCAACATCCCAAACAGGATATGGTTGTTGGTCACGTATCGGCGATGGTGGTGACAATATTCAAGTTTTTGGCGCATTACCAGATGGTGTAAACCGAGTAAATCTAATTCTTGAGAAAATGTCCGATATTGGAATCTCAATTTATGCACCAAAGGGCATCTATCGAGTTGAGGACTTTACTCGACAACTACGTGGGTCAAATGATCTAAATCAGAAGTCCATGCGTATTTATGGTGACTTAACATATGGCAGTACAGATCAACACTATTCTTGGGCTGAAAGTACAGTGTTTCAGGGTGCTGGCGATATGTTCAAGAGTGTTGTAAACGTGCGACTTGACAATTTGTTATTCAGGAACACCCCGAATGCTACACTAGGTAAGATTTTTACTTTAGGTGCTTTTGCTCAATGTGAGTGGTCTAATTGTATTTTCGGGTCGTCAAACTATCATATATACAATCACGGATGGAGTTTTGATGGTTATAACGTAAAACCATCTTATCGAAACTGTCGATTCTATGGAGCTAAAATCTATAGTAGATATTTTGAGGGTACTGTTGCTAACTATAGAGAAGAAAATTGCTACACAAGCACAAATAAGCGTGGTTTGTATTTAGCTGCTCCAGTGACCGCAAGCATTGAATCTTGTGTTTATGAGTACAATGAGGATGGTGCGATTGAGTTGGATTGTTTTGGATACACAGGCGAATATGGGTTTAGTTTAAAAGATGTTTTCTTTGAAACAAATGGCGCAGGTGTTCCTTATTCTGGCGTTAAGAGTAAACCTCACATTGTTATCCGATCAACAAAAGAAGGTGGTACAGAGCCAAGAGCTGACGCATCCGTGATTAACTTCAAACAAGAAAACTGTTATTACACAGATACAAGCTCAGGTGCTAAAGCAGAATCCTGTATTTTGGTAGATAGTAAGACTGTAAACATTGTTGATGTGAATTGTTGGATTGAACGAGCAATCGTATCGCAAACTGATATGTACTCAGGCTCTTTAACTGCAAAAGTCAACTTTGAAACGCAATACGTGGATACTAAAAGTACGCTTATTAAAATAGGCAAAGAGCTATCTGCAAAGATTATTCGACAAGGTGAAAACTCAGCAGTTGACACTTCGCTCAAGATAGCAAATGTTGTTGGGACGTATTGTGATTTGTCAGTCCCAACTACAACATTAGGTGCTGGTGGTACGTATGACTTTATTTTTGGTAATGTTAATTCCACAGTTAATGCAACTCTATACGTGACATTGGGAAATGTTAGTGCGCAGTACAGGGTTGTTGGCAACACACAGGGCGCAACCGTAACAGAGATATTTAAAGTTGGAAGTTCCGCAGGGGTTGAGGATTTAACAGTTGCGCAGGTAGGTTATCCAAAGCTGGGGCTTCGTGTAACAAATACAGGTACAAAAACACGGTTTTTAGACATCGGCTTGTCTGGGCTTATTTTTTAGTTAGCCTCCGAACAACAGGGGAATAAATGAACTTTATAGATCAGCTCTATTTAGTTATGATCTACGTGGGGTCAGAGCTAAGTAAGAACGTGCACACACTAATGGGGGCTGTACTAGCTGTGACCATTTCGTATTTAAAAACTCATAAAGAGAAGCGTAAGCAGAATTGGGGTGAGAACTTGTTATGTGGTATCTTCGCAGGTATCGCATTAACAGGTTTAAGTCTTATCCAGTACGTTATAACACAAACATTTAATATACCTGAAGGTGTAATAGTACCTGCTGCGTTTGTGGTAGGTGTAGTAGCTGGAGCAATTGCTTGGTATGGTACAGAAGGTACAGTACGGTTCTTAAAGAGTATTAGAGGAGATAAACAGAATGAAAGTCGTGACAGTAACGGCGGGACACAGTAATACAGACTCTGGTGCTGTGAACGGTAAGATACATGAGCAAGTGATTGCTACTGATGCTCGTAATATCGTAGCGTGGTACTTACAGAACGCAGGTATCACTGTACGCATGGATGGGTTAGGTAAAGATAACCGACCCCTACAAGAAGCTGTTAAGCTCATCAAGGGTTCAGATATAGCCCTAGAACTGCACTGTAACGCTTCTGTGAGTCCTACAGCAAAAGGTGTAGAGGTACTAGCTAATCCTAGACACAAGGGCTTAGCGCAGCGTATAGCGCAATCTATAGCGTATGTGATAGGTACTCCTGTACGTGGGGACAATGGCTACAAGCCTGAGAACTCTGGACAGCACTCTCGCTTAGCGTATGTTCAAGCAGGAGGTTTAGTAGTGGAGATGTTCTTCATTACGAACCAAGAGGAGTTAGACGCTTGGGATAACAAGAAGTGGTTAGTGTGCAAGGCTATCGCTAATGTACTTATTGAGGAGTTAAAATGAGTAAGAAGGTTACAGGGGCTACACAGTCCCGCCTAGCTTATCTTCATGAACTCTTAGTTGAGCAGATTATTGCAGACTTCGAGTTCCATAAGGAGGAAGGTATCCCTATGAGTGCTACTGATAAACAAGTAGCTATTACGTTACTACGTAATGAAGGGATTACAGCTACTCCTGATAATGAGGATATTCAACGTCTGAAAGATGTAGCTTCCCGTATTAAGGATGAAGCTAAACAAGATGTAGCTATGAGTATTCTATCTGAAGTGCAAGAAGCACATGAATTAACTGCATTTTTAAACTAGGGGTCTAAATGTTATCAGACACAGTTATTAGTCGGTACAAGATGCTACACCAAGCATGTCAGAAGTGGAATCATCAACCTGAACTCATACCACTTGAGGAGAGGGAACTACTAGCTACTATCTGTGCTGGTGCTTTCAGGGAGTTCCGAGACTTCGCTGAAGTGGGTATGCAGTACTTAGGCTTCAAGTTATCAGAGATTCAATCAGACATTGCTGTGTTCATGCAGTACGGTCAGAACAAACGTATGGTGCAGGCACAACGTGGTCAGGCTAAGAGTACCTTAGCAGCGTTGTACTGCATCTGGTTACTTATACATAAACCTAGTACACGTGTACTTATTGTTTCAGGTGGTGGTGATCAGGCAGATGCTATCAGTATCTTAGTAGTTCGTATTATTATGAACTGGAGTATCTTGTCGTGGTTACGTCCTGATACTACCAGAGGCGACAGGGATAGTACCAAGAACTTCGATGTACATGGTTCATTGAAGGGTATTGATAAATCAGCTAGTGTTAGCTCAGTAGGTATCACAGCGAACCTACAGGGTAAACGTGCTGACTTCATCTTAGCTGATGATGTGGAAACGCAGAAGAACTCTATGACTCAACCTATGCGTGAGCAGTTGATGTTATTAACTAAAGAGTTCGCAGCTATCTGTATCACAGGTGAGATTCTGTATCTAGGTACACCGCAGACTAAAGATTCTGTGTACAGAGCACTACCTCAACGTGGTTATGATGTACGTATCTGGACAGGACGTTACCCTACAGAAGAAGAACTACAACGCTACGGTGCAGGTACACAAGTAGCACCTATGATTATGCAGCGTTTACTAGAGAACCCTGAGTTACAAACAGGTGGTGGTATCACAGGTAAACGTGGGAAGGCTACAGACCCTGATCATATCTCTGAGGAGATTCTCCAAGAGAAAGAGCTAGAGTACGGTGATGAAGGCTTTGCTTTGCAGTACATGCTCGATACAACGCTCTCAGATGCGATGAGAACGAAGATTAAGCTCAGTGATATGGTAGTACTAGGGGTAGGCTCAGAGAGTGCTCCTGAGAGCGTACAGTGGTCATGTGAGCCTACTAAGCAGTTCAAAGACCTGAACCCTGCTATTACATCATTCAGGATGTACTACGGTGCAGGTGTATCAGAGCAGTACGTTAAGTACGAACACAAGGTAATGTGTGTAGACCCATCAGGAGATGGTGGGGATGAGTTAGCTTATGCTGCTGGTGGGGCTACTAATAGTTATATTTATTTACTATCGGTAGGTGGCTTCAGAGGTGGTTTAACAGAGCAGAACATTAATCGGATTCTACAGAAGATGATTACCTTAGGGATTAAAGACCTCCAGATCGAGAAGAACATGGGTCATGGTGCTGTTACAGCGTTGTTCCTGTCCCAGATAGATAAACTACGTCTATGGTGCTCTATAGGCTCGCAGGAGGAGTCTTTCAAGGAGTTCTGTACTCAGGTACAGCTAACACCATTGGAGCTCTCTACGAGGCTCTCAGGCATCGGTGTGCAGGATTATCATGTACTAGGGCAGAAAGAGAAACGTATTATTGATACGATCTCTCCAGTGACTCGTAGGCATAAGCTAGTGGTTAGCACAGATGCTATCGCAGAGGATTGGGAGATGTGTACACAGCATCCTCCTGATAGACGAGTGTTCTACAGTGCGTTCTATCAGTTAGGTAACATTACTTATGATAGACAATCATTAGTTAAGGATGACCGAGCAGACGCTGTACAAGCTCTTGTAGAGCGATTACAGGGGTATTTAGCTAAGGATGAGGCTAAGGTAGCAGTAGAGCGTCAAGAGGCTGCTACGAAGGAATGGTTAGCGAATCCGATGGGGTACAACGATACTCAGTACCGTAAGGGTACTAGAGGTAGACCTAGAACAACAGGTTCAAGTTTAAATAGGAGAGGTTTCGGTGGTAGACGCTAGTTCGGTAGAGAAGATTCAGAAGATTAAACAACAGGTTCAGAATGCTCAGCGATTGGTAGCTGAAGCTAAGAAGTTATTGCAGGTGAATTAAATGTGTAAATTAACACGTGAGTACATCCAAGATTTATTAGCTACTACGGTAGTACATACAACCACATCACAAGTACCTACTCCGCATGTTACTGCATTTGTATGGTTAGGTACGTTTTTATTAGGTACAGCAGTATCAAAAGCTGTAGACCCTGAGAACTTCAGTGAAGAATTAGGTATTCAGTACTCCACTAAAGATGCACTAGCTAAAGCAGAAGATAAGCTCTGGGAGTTGGAAGGTTATAATTTATATAAGACAATGCAGGAGAAGTAATGTCTAAGATTAACGATGTGAAAGAGAAGGTTAAGGAAGCTGTTAAGGATGTAGACCTTGATGTGGTAGAGAATGATCTACGTATCGTTATTGATACAGTACAGACATTAAACAAGGGTAATAAATCTAGCAAGGCAGATAACATTGAGCGTGGTGTTAATGATGCTCGGAAGGTACTAGGTTTAGTTAGTGCTATTCGGAGTATCTTCAGAGTGTTCAAGCGGAAGTAGATACGGAGATGTAGTATGGAATGTTTATTATTTGTGATAGTACTAGGTACTATTCTAGCGTTTAGTTAGGTGTGTGTGTGGCTTAGTAGCCAGATTGTAGTACTAAGTCACTTCTAATTTTTGGTAGGAATTTACGAGAGGGTATCCCCACCCTGAGCACCTCCGACTTCCCCCATAGGGGGTGGGCTGAGTCATCCCTTAGGAGTTCTTAGGAGTTCTTGAGCCTACGGCTCGGGTTCTTCTAGCCTATCTCCTAGCCTTACCTTAATCGGGACTTCATACCCTTCTTGAGTCTTATCTTATCAGGTTCTTTTGGATTGTCAAGGGTGCTTACCTCTTTTTTTTATTGACCTCTTTTTACTTACCTCTTTTACCTACCCTTAGCCTTGCTTACTTCTTTTTCCTTGTGTACTTCTTTTCTCTCTCTCTATCTCTCTCTATCTCTCTCTCAGGATTCTCTCTTATATCTTATCTTTTATTCTCTCTCTTTATTCTCTCTTTTATTCTCTATGGATTCTTTTATCAACTCTCTATAGGTACTCATTACATTCTCTTTATTCTCTGTTCCTTTCCTTTCCTTTTTGATACGCATGATTATTAAACTTTTATATATATATCAATAGTTTATGATACCTTAAAACAAGGTTAGATTGTACTATCCTAAGATATATCTATAAATTCTTACTAGAGTATTTATAATTATAATTCTTTATAAAACATATACTTATAAATTAATTTGAATTTATTTAATTTATTTATTAAAAAGTGATTGACAAGATATTTTATCCGATTCATAATGCACCCATACCAAGACGGAACGAAAGAGAAGTCAAGGTACACCTACTAGGGATGACCTACTAGGTATTCTATAAAAGTTTATTCAGTAGTTCTATTTAGTGTATCATTCAATAAGGAGTACACTATGAGAATCCAAGCTACCGACCTAAAAACTAAAGTGTCCTATGGTGAGCGTTACTATATTTTTTATAGTGAACGTGAAGCTATAAAGCGTTACCGTGAACATTTTGGATTAAAGGGTAAGCGTAATATATCATTCCGTATCAGCCATTAGGTTGGTACACTAAATAGAATTGCTGATTAAATATTTATAGAAATTATTTAAAAATATGATTGACAAATTAAACAGACTATAGTTTAATGATCACAGTTTAAATGCTTTACAGTCTTCGAGTTGGTTTATATACCGAACAAGATAAGCAAGTTAAAAAGTTTAAACAAAGTGGTTGACAAGCTGAATTGATTAGTTTAACATGCCAATCATACAACGAAGTCAGAAGTTTAGTAACGCATTGGTGACTCTGTCTACTATCTGATGACTTGATGCAATGATGAATTGTATCGTTATTATTTAAAGTTTACTAAATTAAAATCTAAACTTGTTTAAGTCTAGGCTGTACCGTGTAACGGTGTGCAATGCAGCAGATAATAGAATACAACTTGTTATGTTGAGTACCGACTAGGCTATCATGCGATGTGATAGTTATTTGAATCGGTGCAATAGCTAGGTACTATGCGATAAGACTATTGTTTATTTATTACCTAGCATTTACGCCAGCAATGGCGTGGTGCTAGCCATAAGTAAACCGTGTCAATTCATAAGGAAATAACCATGAAACTAATCACTGATAACGCTGCACTCGCAAAGGCTATTAAATCAATCGCTGTACGTGGTCAAAAGCTAGACCATGATATTCATGTTGCAGGTGTGTCATGCTTGCAGCATATCGCAGAACACAGTAACACTACGCTATTAAACGACCTTGTTAATGCTCTACCTAAAGGCGCACGTAAACACGCCTTTGTTGAGTGGGCGTTAGCGTATGGTAATGTACGTGTACTAGACCGTAGCAATGAGGCTGACGCTGACAAGATTGCTAAGGGGCAAGTGTTCGCCTTAGACCGTAGTAAGCAATTCGACCTAGATGGTGCTATTGCTAACGCATGGTATAATTTCAAGCCTGAGCCTGATCTATTGACTGCCTTTGATGTGCATAAGGCTGTAGCTCAATTGGTTAAGCGTGTTACTAAAGCATCACGTGATGGTGTGAGCCTTGAGGGTGTACAAGATGCGCTTAAACAACTGAAAGCGTTAGAACAACAACTAAATACTGCTAGTGAGGTGTTATGATGTGCACTTATAAAGTCGGCGATGTAGCTAAAATTGTAGTACTCGATATAAGCACAGCTTGTATAGGTGAGTACGTTAGTGTACGTGTTAAAGATGTACAGGGTAGTGATATTCTTGTACAGGATGCTGCTGGTACTGTGGCATGGGTAACAGAGCACCACCTTGAGGCTGTGACAGACTAAGTTTATATACAGCAGGGTTACTGTGTGACCCTGCCAGTATGTAATCAGATCAACCATAAGAGGTTAAAGTATGTTTAAATGTAACCGTACACATGAAGTGCTCACTGTATCCGATAACCCTAAATATGTATTCTATAATGCTGCTTTAGATGAAGACTTATTTGTATTCGAAGCGTACTTAGATGTGTCGAACGCTGCGAAATCTGAAGCTAGTACGCTAACTGCGGAAGATATACCTGTAAATTTTAGCCATAACAAAGCACTGTTGGCTGCTGTAGCCCGTAAGGATTTACGTGCTGCACTAGAAAGCACTGGGAACAATACCCGCCAGCCAGAATACTGTGAGGCTGTGTGTTTCCAAGTTCTACTTAACGAATACTGATTTAATCTGACCTAATGAGGTTTTATATGTTGTCACCTAATGATATTCGTAGTATTCAAGCATGTATCCATGATTTGAATTATGTCCTAGAAAACTGGGAGTACTTTGCGTCTTGTGATTCTGAGGCACGTTTGCATTTAGATGTAAGCGATACCACACGTGGAATCTTTGATGTGGAAATGGGTTTATGTGATAATCTTTTCCGACCTAACAAGTTACCTGATCATATCAAGCTATGTATGTTCGTAGCTTGGGATGGATTCTCAGGTAACCCAATTTATCCTGTAGGCGGTGAGGCTGAGTACGAGTACAATGATGGTAATTTGTACCAAAACCCTACCCGCAAGTCTTTAGCCTTGCATTGTGTGCAGTATCTTAACCGTTTATTGGAGTTGTAATCATGGGAACTTATGTAATCACACCACGCTCTGAAGCAGAGTGTAATCAGTTGGTTAGTATCATGCACAGTACAGGTCGGACTGTAAGCAAGTACTTTACGCAGCCTATCCGTGTAGGTGTGCCTATGGTGTGCTTCAAGAACCTTCGGGAGTACCATCCAGCAGTGCGTAACACCTCTAACCTAATCAACCCTGTGCACTTACAAGCGAATGAGTTATACAGTTTACTTGTAGACTCTAAAATCATCCTGTAGATTCTTTACACCATGCAGGCACGTGCTGTCTGTATGCGTAAACAATCAACAACAACCTGTTAATGAGGTGCTGTATGTCAGCAATGAAACCTTTAGTGCATCCTGTGGATGTACGATTGAACGGTATTGTAATGCAATGCCTACGTGAAACCTTAGCTACTATGACGGTGAACAATGGTATCACTATCCGATACACTAGCGAAGCCGTGCCTGAAACGGGCAAGGCTATTCATGCTATGTGGCAAGAAGCGAAGTTAGGCAGGACTCCTTTCCGTGTGCTTAACAGTGCTAATGACCCTGAGAACTTGTACTTTAGTCCTCAGGTGAACTTGTTGTACCGTGCTGTGCATGATATTGACCATGCTTTGTGGTACAGTGCAGGCAAGGGTACTACGAAGTTCGAGCATGAGTTGTTCTTGAACTGTCTTATGGCTAAACGTGTGTACGATTGGTGTACACAAGATGTGTACTACACGGAGCAAGATGCGTTGTTGGCTTTCTTTGCTGTGTACCATGACACTGTAGGGCAGGTGTACTACTACCGTGATAATGGTGACTTCGTTGTGAACCAACGTGCGAACACTATAGAGTTAATGAACGATTGTAAAGGTGTGTGGGCTGCGAAACACGGTATGCTTCGTATCGCTTACACTGTTATGCGTAGTTATTTAAGAGGGTGTGGACTATGACTAATCCACAGTGTAAGAAATGGCAGCCTGTACGTAATTACTGGTGGCATCCGAAGATTAAAGGGCTTTGGAATATGGACGACTACGGTAATTTATACCGTGTGCGTAGATGGGAAGTTATTGGACGTTTACGTTGGGGTGTAGACTTATGAGTGAAATCCAAGCCGTGAAGTGGTGCAGCAATTAGGCTGCACTCACAAGTCAATTCAACATACTGGATGCGTGTTATGATTAAGAATTTTAAAAGTGTTATCGAGTGGTGGGATAGCTTAGGCACTAAGCCTGCTAACCCTGCTGTAGTGTGGTGGGTACTTGTGGCGTGGTTGATCTTCACTGCTGCGGTTATGTTCCGTTGTGGATAATAGGGGACTGCTATGACAAACAAAACTATTTCGTACTGTTACCGTGTACGTAACTACGAACAGTACCTACACGATGTAGGTGAGTTACGTGCAATGGGGTACAGTATTGATGATTGGTGGAACGTTCTTATTATCAGGGCGAATCCAAAATTCAATATGTTGTACCTACATATCCATGTGGCGCATCTAACTGTCGAGTTGTATGACCACTTCGCAGGTGCTCTGACTGTACCGAACCTTGAGTATATTATTAATGAATTACCTGTTGTTAAATGAGAGAGATGTATGAAACACAATACCAATAGTACCCATAAACCTAAACCGTCTAACCACTACATCCGTGATCGTTTTAACGATTTACAGTGGATTCAAAACCCTATCACAAACCACAAAGTAGAGCAGTTGCTCCGTGCTGTTATTTATCCATGTATGGTGTTTAACCCGATGCTAGAGTCTAATGGCTACCCATTGAATCTAATTAGTGCCCGTAACACTCAAGTAATCACCGAGCAGCAGGACTTAGACACGCTGTGTGTAGGTATTGCTGATGAAGCAGGCTACCGACTACATCCTGAAACGAACTCGTGGTTAATCCGTAATGGTATCAAGCCTAATGCGTTCCTGTTAGCCTTGAATCAGGTACAAATTGAGGGTGTGCCTGCTTTGTTGGCAGATAACGGTAAACTGTACACACTATTCACTGTGCTGTACCGTCTAGCGTATGATGCGTTGTTCCATACTGATGCGTTTAATGATGCGTACAAAGTGTATGTACGTAAACGTGGTATCCCTAAACATTTCACTGTACAGAACAAGTACTTTGACCCATCTAAAGAATATGAGGTAATCTGATATGCAATCATTTCAACGTAAACTGCCTGAAGTTAAATACACGTTTATGGTTAATTCGGGTAAGCGTATCTGTAAGTTCTTAGAAGATCACGGTTGTAACTTAGATCAGGTACGTTCAGGAGACCCGAGTATCATCACGGTGTACTGTGGTAATTGTTATGATTATGATATTGGCACAGAACACAGCCCTATCAATACCACACCTAAAGAGTTCAAACGTATTGTGCGAGAAGCACTAGGAGAGTCTAAATGAAACTTAAGAATGTTAAAGTTGGTACTAAAGTACGTGTTAAAAGCACTATGAATTCAAGTGTGTTAGCGTTCTACAGCGACTATCACGGTACAGTAGGTACTATTATTGCTGCATCTACTGAAGATGGTGATGTGCGTGTGGAGTTCAGTAATGGAACTACTGATATAGGACATCACAGTAATCTTAAACGTATCAAGGAGTAACGTATGTTACACCATAGCGAGTGGATGTTAAAGGCTAAGGCTGTACCTGTAGGTCAAAAGCGCAGGGTACATCATGGCTGTGGTGCTACTGCTTCTTTAGATGTGTGGAATAATCCTGATTCGTGGTCAGCGTATTGTCATCGTTGCCATGATTCAGGACGTGTGTACAAAGAGTACCTAACCCCTGTACCTAAGGATGTTGTCGTGTACAGGAAGTACTGTAATTCAGCAGACCTCGTAGAACTCTCTGTAATGCGTTCTAAGCATCCTGAATGGTTCAGACGTGCAATCGTACTACTTCAAGCTAAAGGTGTCTCTACGGCTCTCCTAGAGAGCGTAGGAGCACGTTTAAGATACAACCTAAAGGATCATAGACTTGTGCTATCCTTTAATGGTGTAGATATAGGTAGGGACTGCACAGGTGTCAGCCCTGCTAAGTGGTTGAAGTACCACCGTGATGATGGGCTTGGGTACGTGTACTTGCAAGGTAAAAACGCACAGGATACACATGTGGTTATTACTGAGGATGTATTTAGTGCTGCTAAGATAACATATTACACAGGTGTATCGAGTATGTGTTTACTTGGTACTGCACTAGATGATAGTAAAGTAACGAAGTTACTTGGTGCTACGGTGTTAGTGTGCACTGATGGTGACAAAGCAGGTTACGATGCTGCTAGAGCTATTAAGCAGCGTTTAGATGTACTAGGTGTACCTACAGAGGTACGAATTAAAGATGGGTATGACCCTAAGGATATGACCTCTGAAGAACTACTGGAGTTAGTGAAATGAAATGTTTAAAGTTAAATGCTAAAAGTACTAAGTCTTCTCATAAGGCTATTGTAGAGTTATCTGAATTAGGTTTAAATTATATTGGTGGAGAAAGTAATCCACTGTGTGTAGTGTTCTGGAGCGATGGAGATTACACCAGTGTAGCTAAACATGAAACAGCACATAGTGCTCTAGCGAAATCTACAGAGTTCTTTGTTAATCGTAAAGAGTTCATGGTAGCAGTTAAACGTGTTCTAGGAGAGTCTAAATGAAACTAAAGAATTGTGTTGTTGGTACTGAAGTACAAATTAAAAACATTGATGTGCCACCTACAGAGTACAGTCCACGTACATCACGTAAGTACGGTGTTATCGAGGAGAACTACGGTATTATCCAAGAACTCCCTGACGAGTGTGGGGATGTGAAAGTGTACTTCGGTGAGCAATTTGAGCACTCTACTGTAGATGGGCGTAAGTACTTGTACGTACACCATACGAACCTTCGTCACTTCAACAAGGACTAAGATAAATGCTAGACAAGAACTTGTTACATGCCCTTCGTACACGTAAGCGATATGATACACTGTATCCTTACGTACCGTTGGATATGTTCAGTCCTGATACTAGGCGTATGCTTGAGTACTTCGGGCTGTACTTCAAGAGCTATCCTGATCATTCGTGTGTGGAGTTAGAACCACTAGAAACTATGATCAAGCTGAAGTGCAAGCCTACTCCTGAGCAGTTAGGTATCTTCCGTGTGATGGTGCATAACCTACAGGAGCAGGTATCCCCTGAGGTTATCACAGGCACTATCGAGCAGCTTAATGAGCTACGGTACAGTGGTAAGTTAGGTATCATCCTACAGCGTTACAATGACGGTGAGGAGATTGATTTAATCACTGAGGTACATACCCTAACCCAACAGGTTAAAGCTCAATCTGACGTGTATGGTGACGCTCCGTGGGCTGATGGTGATGTGTGGGAGTACATCCAAGCCGAAGCTGATGATGCAGGTTATGTATTAGATTGTTTACCTGATGAACTCAATGAGAACCTCAAGGGTTTAACTACAGGTAAGAACGTGTGTATCGCTATGCCTACTGACAAGGGTAAGACTTCATTGTTTGCTGCTATCGCTGTGTCAATGGCACGTCAGCACAAGGAGTTCCTTGTTAGCGGGTACGAGCAAGTGTTCCGACCTGTGTTGTACCTTGTGAACGAGGGGACTGCTGAGAGCATCACACCACGTATCTATCAGACAGCCTTGAACTGCTCTAACACAGCGTTGTATGCGTTAGGGCAGCGTGTTGGTGGGCAAGGTATTGTAGATGAGTACGTTAAGGTTGTAGGGCGTAAGGATGCTATTCGGTTAGTGAATATACATGGTTGGACTACTAGCCAAGTAGCTACACTAATTGAGAAGCACAACCCGTTCTGTGTTATATCTGATATGACTGGACGTATTCGCTCACTAGGTTCTCAAGGTGCTAATGATGTGCAGCAGCTTGAGACTGTATGGGATACAATGAGACAGTTCACAGCGATCTATAACTTCTTCCATATCGGGAGTGCTCAGATCAGTGCTGAAGGATTCGATCAGTTGTTCCCACCGCTTAGTGCATTACAGAACAGTAAGACAGGTGTGCAGACTACACTAGACCTTGCTATATGGGGTGGTGCTTACGCCCTGCCTGATGAGAACACAGAGTTCTTACGAGGGCTCAGTACCCCTAAGAATAAACTTAAACGTAGTGGTAAGAAGTCTTACGTGAAAGTTCAAACTGTTTTTAATCCTGATCTAAATACTTGGAAGTAGTTATGAGTAAATTTAAAGTTGGTGATAAAGTTCGTTGTGTGCATGAGAGTGCAGCCATTGGTGTACAGGTAGGGAAGGTTTATACTGTCAAAGGTTATAATGAGCACTGTAGAAAGTTTGGCTGTGTGCTTCTAGTTGAGGTTGATAGTAGCCCATTTGAAGCGTGTTTTGTATTAGTAGAACCAAACCCTGTACTCACACCTGAAGAAGTATTCAAACATCTTCGAAAAGGTACGAAGTTACAGATGCAAATTACACATAGTGCAAAGTGGGTGAATATAGTGGATGCACGGTATGCAACTTATGAGGATATTACTAATAAGACTTGGCGTATCAAACCTGAACCTGAAGTTATTGAATTAAACGGTAAGAAGTACCAAGAGATTATGGAGTAATAGTATGAAACTTAAAAATATTAAGAAAGGTCAATTCGTTAAAGTTAAAAGTACAGCAAGTACTTTTAAGCATAAGTACATAGGTGCTTAGGGTACTGTGCAGTACGTAGAAGATGATTCATATACAGGTAGTACTCCTGTAAAAGTACTATTCCAAGATGGGGGTATTGACTGGGGTCATCTCGGGGATATTAAGCCTATTAAAGTGTAGTCCAGACGTTTTTAGGGTACTTATAAGTTACTGATTTATAAGTACTCTTTTAATAATCATGCGTATTGATAAGAGATAAGAGATAAGAGGCGAACGGTAGTGGATGTAATAAAAGATGTACTACAGACGTTGCTGTTAGTACTACTGATATATGTAACCCTAGCAATAGTAGGAAGTGTATAAATATGACATTCTGTGTGATTGATCTTGAGACGAACAATATAGAGTGGTTCGGTAATAACTCATCACCACATAATCCTGATAACTGGATTGTAGCTGCTGGTTGGTGTATTGATAACCAAGATATTCAAAGTGAGTACTTCCCATCAAAGGAGTTAGCACTTAGTAGTAACTGGTTAGAACGTGCATTAGAAGGTCAGCAGTACTTAGTAGCCTTCAATGCTAC